GTATACCACAATGGTACGAAGAAAGAGTTACTGGGACGATATTGGTGAGCACATAGCAAAGAGTGATATGAATTATTTAGATAGCGAAACACAATTAAAAAGAAATGTTAGAGATTTGCAAGAACAACTTACTAATGCAAATATCAAGATTAAAAATTTAATTGAAGAAAATAATGACCTAAGGAGAAAATATTATGGCAAAAACTAATGTTAGTAAATTAGATAGACTATTAATTATATTAGATGAGATTAGAATTGCAAAAAAGTTTATTAAAGAAAATGGTCCTGAAGACATGGGGTATGTTCATACAGCAAAAAATTATTTAGAAGAAAGAGCTCAAAGTTTAAAAGAAGAATTAAACGAGGATTTAGGTTTCAATGCCTAGGTACGATTTTTATGATGAGTCTAGTAAAGAATACTTTGATGAGTTTATGACTTATGATGAGAAAGTTAAATTCTTAGAAGACAATCCAAATATTAAATCTGCATTTTTACAAATGAATATTATCGGAGGTGTTACAAAATCACAACTAGGTGATGGTGGTTGGAAAGACACTTTAAGTAAAATTGCAGAAAAGCATCCTGACAGTCCTTTGGCTGATAGGTATGGAAAGAAAACGATTAAACAACTAAAGGCAAGAAGGGCGTACAATAAGCATAAAAAAAGAACTAAATAATAGTATGAAAATATTACTTTTACTTCTTTTATTGTTACCTACTTCTATTAATTCTGCAACTCATTTTTCTTGGGAAGAGTGGATTAAAGATGCTGTCTTTGGTGATGATGTGGTAATACATGAATCTCAAGGATTAATTGATATTCAAGCTCCATATCGTGCAGTCAATGGTGGAAATGTACCAATTATAATTTCTACTAGGTCAAGAGATATTATAAAATATACCTTGATTATTGATGAGAATCCAACACCGTGTTGTGCAATATTTGAATTTGATAATATGCCAGCATATGTTGAAACAAATATTAGAGTTGATGCATATACTCATTTACGAGTAATTGCAGAAGATAGATTTGGTGATATGTACATGGAAACAAAATTTATAAAGGCTTCTGGAGGGTGTTCTGCTCCCAGTATGATAGACTCTGGTAACCCAAAAGGTCAAATAGATGTAAATTATCCATACACATATCCAGGAATTACTAACTATCAATTCTGGCACCCAAATTATAGTGGCTTACAATTTAGTCATGTAACAAGGGCAGAGATTCCAGCTGAATATATAGAACAAGTGGATATTCAATTTGACGGTTCTTCATTTCATTATGAAGGTACAATAGGAATTGCAGAAAATGTATATTTTAATTTAAGAACAGAAAATGGCCCTGGAACAATTTCTGCTATAGATAGCGACGGAAGGCTCTTTATTAAAAAACTTGAGGATTAATTATGGCAAAAAAACAAGATGTGAAACTTGATAATTTAGTTTCAATTAAACCAATCACAGACAATCAAAAATTAGTATTCGAAGCATGGAGAAAAAATAATAAGAATTTGTTTCTCTTTGGTGCCGCTGGTACAGGTAAAACTTTTGTATCACTATACCTAGCACTTGAACAAGTGTTAGACCCAAAAACAAAATACGACAATGTAATCATTATTAGGTCTGTTGTGCCAACAAGAGATATTGGTTTTTTACCTGGTGATGAAGAAGATAAATCAGCATTGTATCAAGTACCATATCATAACATGGTTCAATTTATGTTTGAACAAGCAAGTGATAATGCTTTCAGTATGTTGTATGATAGATTAAAAAATCAAGGTAGTATTACATTTTTGACAACTTCATATCTAAGAGGTATTACTCTAGACAATGCAATAGTAATTGTAGATGAATCACAGAATTTAAATTTTCATGAATTAGATACAGTTATTACAAGAGTTGGTCAAGATAGTAAGATTATATTTTGTGGTGATTTTTTTCAAACAGATTTATCTAAAATGTCTGAAAGAGAAGGTCTACAAGATTTCATGAGAATTTTAGAACAAATGAAAGAATTTGAAGTAGTAGAATTTACAATAGGCGATATTGTTCGTTCAGGTTTTGTTCGTTCTTATCTCATAGAAAAAACTAAATTAGGATTAGAACAATGAAACTATCAAAAAACTTTACTGTTGCAGAATACATAAAATCTCAAACTGCAACACGACACGAAATAGATAATTCTTTAAGTGAAGAACATCTAGAAAATGCAAAAAAATTATTTGCAAATGTTGTACAACCAATAAGAGAAAAGTTTGGTATTACAATTATTACATCTGGTTATAGAAGTCCAGATTTAAATGCAAAGATAGGTGGTTCATCTAAATCACAACATTGTAAAGGTCAGGCAGTTGACCTTGAGTGTTTAAAAGAAAGTAATGCAGATGTTGCTATGTGGATAGAGAATAATCTAGATTTTGACCAGCTAATTTTAGAGTTCTATACACCAGGCGAACCTAGCTCTGGGTGGATTCATGTATCTTATAATGAAGATGGAAAAAATAGAAAATCGGTATTAACAGCAAGTAAAATAAATGGTAAAACTGTATATACAAAAGGATTAAATGTATAAATCTATTTTTATAAGTGATGTTCATTTAGGTACTAGAGGTTGTCAAGCAAAACAACTAAATGATTTTCTTAAAAAAAATACTTGTGAAAATTTATATCTTGTAGGAGATATCATTGATGGGTGGCGTTTAAAAAACAGATGGTATATGCCAGCAAGTCACGCTAATGTTATTAGAAGAATATTAGGTAAAGCAAAACACGGAACAAGAGTTTATTATATTATTGGAAATCACGATGAATATTTGAGAAAGTTTTTAAGATTTGAAATAAGTTTTGGAAAAGTTAGAATATTAAATAAAATTGATTATCATGCAATAAATGGAAAAAGATATTTAGTAATTCACGGTGATTTGTTTGATAGATTGATGAATAAAAACTTTAAATGGTTAATGTTTTTTGGTGATAAATTATATGCTTGGTTAATAATGTTAAACTTAAATCTTAACAGATTAAGAAATTTATTTGGACTAAAACAATGGTCTTTAAGTAAGTTTTTAAAGTCTAAAACTAAAGAAGCACTTAATTTTGTTTTAAAATTTGAAGAACTCATATCAAATTATTGTAAAGAAAAACAATATGATGGTGTAATATGTGGACATATTCATACACCAGCTATCAAAAAAATTAATGAAATTGACTATATGAACTGTGGTGATTGGGTAGAGAGTTGTTCAGCATTAGTTGAAGAAAAAAATGGAACATTTAAAATTGTGAATTATGTCTAAAATATTATTAGTAACTGATGCTTGGAAACCACAAGTTAATGGGGTTGTTACCACACTTGTAAACCTTGTTGACCAAGCAAAAAAACAAGGTGATACTATTTATGTTTACCACCCAGGCAGATGTAAGATTAGATTTCCCTTACCATTATATAAAGAAATAACCATTGGAATTACTTTTCCTTGTGGTGTCAGAAAATTACTTAAAAGTCAAAAATGGGAACACATTCACATAGCAACGCCTGAAGCACCTATTGGTTTAAACTTTGTTAGAACTTGTAAGAGATTAAACATACCTTTTTCTACGAGTTTACATACATTGTTTCCAGAGTTTGTTGAAAAAAGAATACCAATAATTAAATCTAATATTGGTTGGAAATATATGCATAAAGTATATAAGGGTTCTACCACTATTTTAACCACAACTAAATCTATGGTTAAGATGTTAAAAGAAAAAGGGTTTACACAAGATATAAAAACTTGGTCAAGAGGTGTAGATAGAAATATATTTAAACCTAGTAAAAAATATAAAAAGACAAGTAAAAATATATTATTGTGTGTCAGTAGAGTTTCACACGAAAAGGGATTAGATGACTTTTGTAGTTTAGAATATCCAGATTCAATTAAAATATTAGTCGGTGATGGTCCGTATCTTAAAACACTTAAAAAGAAATATCCAGATGTTAAATTTGTAGGTAAAAAAGTTGGTCAAGAGTTAGCAAAATATTATCAAAATGCTGATGTGTTTGTGTTTCCAAGTAAAGTTGATACATTCGGAGTTGTACAGATTGAGGCAATGGCGTGTGGTACACCAGTTGCAGCTTATCCAGTTATCGGTCCTATTGATGTTATTAAACACGGATATAATGGTTATATGGAAGATAACTTGGAAAGTGCAATACGAGGTTGTTTGCACTTAGATAGAAAAAAAGTATTCACAATGTCTAAAAAATGGACTTGGGAAAACTGTTATAAACAATTTAGGGATATATTATTAAATGTTCAAATTTAAGGGCGTTGACAAATTCAAAACTTTGTTATATTATATAACTACAAACAATAGAGAAATCGAGTTTAAAATATGATACAAGTAGTAGAGTTTCCAAAAACAAAGATGAGTAATACATTTACTCATAAAGAAGGTGTAACTATTCCTGAGATAAAAGCAGTTACAAAAGACAAGATAAGATTATATACAACGCCGGAAGGTAACGAATATCCATCTATAACAACGGTTTTAGCGGGCCGTAATAAGGCGGGTTTGCAAGAGTGGAGGAATAGGGTTGGTGATGAGGTTGCTAATTATATTTCAAGAAAAGCTGCAACAAGAGGTACTCAAGTACATCATTTCTGTGAAGACTATATTAACAATGACTATGATAAAATCGAAGAAAAGAAAAAAGGTAGATTTCTTGCACATTGCATGTTTTCACAGCTTAAACCATATTTAGATGAAAACATTGGTTTAGTTCATTTACAAGAAACTTCATTATGGTCTGATTATTATAAACTAGCTGGTAGAGTTGATTGTATCGCAGAATACAAAGGCACATTATCTGTAATTGATTTTAAAACAAGTACCAAGGCAAGAGAAGATTCTTGGAATGAAAACTATTATATTCAAGGTTCAGCATACGCAGAAATGTATCAAGAGAGAACACAAGAACAGATTAATCAAATAGTTATTTTAGTGGTAACAGAAGATGGTACAGTACAAGAGTTCATAAAAGATAAAAAAACATACTTACACCTTCTTGACAAAGAGATTGGAATGTACTATAATAAATCTAGACCAGAAGTAAAAGTTTATCAAGAATTTCCGGGGTTATTACCAGGTTCTTGGTAATTTATGAATAAGTTGTTCATGTAGCTTAAAGAATACTTATGCATAAATATGTAGAGAATTTGCTAAAGAATTTTTTGTTGATGATAATTTGAAGATAGACAGGACGGCGGTGCGATTCCGCCTACCTCCACCAACCCGAATGAGGGGGTAATGTAGGGTCGACTGGTATTGAATAGTTATCGGAGAAGAATGGGGCGACTCCCTAATCGGTCAAACAAGTAAATGCAAACGATAATTTTGCATCTCAAGATTACGCACTAGCTGCATAGTCTTATGGGTCTGACAGTACCTGGAAACAGAAACTGTCATTTAACTTATGTGGTCTGCGGTCTTTAAGACAACCAGCACTACTTTTAGGAGAAGTAACATGGCTTGGAATAAACCTGTTATCACAGAAATCTCAGTTGGCTTAGAAATCAACTCTTACGCTTGTGCTGAGAAATAGTTAAAATTGGGAGACTTAGGTCTCCCTTTTTTTCTTTAATAATTAATTAAGTGAGTATATAATGACACCTAAAACATTTTCTATTTTTATAGAATCCGAAGTTCGTAGAAAAAAAATTACACATATGGATGCAATATTAGAATATTGCTATCAAAAAGGAGTTGAACCCGACTCTATCACAAATCTAATACAAAAACCACTCAAAGATAAAATAGAGGCAGATGCCAGAGATTTAAATTATTTACCTAAAATGGGTAAGTTACCTGTATGACCGAACTTAGAGGAGTAACTAGAACATTGGACCCTTTCAAAGCATATATGATTTACATGGGATTAAAAGCACATTTTAATTCTAACTATGATTATGTCAAGTATGGTGGTAAAACTTCGGCAACAAGAAAAAGTTATTTAAATCGTAAAGACAAAGCTTTCTTTGGAAAGGCGTCTAGAAAATTTCAAAATGAAGTTGAAGATTTTTTTATTTCTAACTTTGTAGAAAATGAAAAAGGATATGTAGGTCAGTTTAACGAAGAAACTTACATACAATGGAAAAAAAGAGTTCAAAGCTTAAAATATCAATTTAAAAATGACATGACATTGTTGTTAGAACAAAGCAAGAAGTTTAATAAAATGTTTGAGTGTAAAGATGGTCAACACCCTATTCTATTTAAAAATTATTTAGCTAAAAAAATTAGTATTGAAACAATGGTTATATTAGATAGAATTGTTGATTATGCTAAAGATTTTGATACAAAAATTCATGAAACTGTCATATGGCCAAGTCATGCCAAAAAAATAAATAATTACAAAAAGCTATTGACTTTTGATGAATCTGAGTATAAAATGATATTATTCAATTTAGTAAAATAGGAGTTATTATGAATGCCGAAATTATGAATCAATCTT